GGACGCCGCGGGGGCCTGCTGGGGTGTGGCCGCCTCGGCACTGGCCGGGCTCAGGATGGACGCGGCCCGGCTCAACACCCCTGGCCGCTGCTGAGGCATGTGCCGCCGCACGTGGGCCACATAGTTGGGATCGCCGCCGCCGTTGTAGAGTCTGAGGGCTTTATCCACATCGCCCCCGGCCTGATCGAGTTTTTGCCGGAGATAGCGCACGCCGCCCAGCATGTTGAGCCAGGGATCATGGCGCATGGCGGGATCAATCCCGGCGTCCTTCGCGGCGCCGGGATGCAGTTGAAACCAGCCCTTGGCCCGCCCGCCATCGCCCTCGGCGCCCACGTCCCAGTTCGACTCTTGTTTGACCACGGCGTGCACCAGGTCACGGGGCAGGCGGTACTGCTCGGCCAGGGCATCGAGACGCCCCGTCAACTGCGTCCAGTCCGTGGCACTCCGGTCAAAAATGTCCTCGAAGGGTGATGCCATCATTGCACCGTATAGCCTTTCGATATGGCCATCTGTTCCGCCTGGGCCGGGGAGATATTGCGCCGCCGCGCCTCCGCATGGAGATCAGCCCGACTGACCACCTTGCCGCCAGCCGGTGCCTGACTGGTCGGCTGGCCGCCGCTGGGCGCGGCCTGTGCCCCACCCTGGGGCGCCGGGCCTCCTGTCCGCCCCGTGGCACGCGCTTCCTCTTCGAGGTTGCGCGTAATCCGCTCACGGGCCTGCCGTTTTTGTTCGATCACGTCTTTGCTGTTGCCCGGTTGCGGGAAATAAATCTGATCGGTCATGTCCCATTCCATCTGGGTGACATTGGCCCCAGACGTCTTGCGCAACCACGCCGCCGCAAATTCCCCGACCGCTTGCTTGTATTTTTGATAGTCCTCGCCAGTCAGGTAATTACTGATGCCGTAGGGCAGTTTCTGGTCAGCAAGCTTCTCCCAAAAGCCCGGCTGAAAGCCTTTCTTCTCCATCTCGGCCGTAATGGCCTGGGAGCTTTTGGCGAGATCATAATACGTGCCAGCTTTCTGCTCCGCTTCGGTCGGTTTGCCCAGGAGCGGCCCGCCGCCCGGCGCCTGGAGATACTCCACCTCCCCCGTTTTGCCAATGCGGACCATACCGCCAGGCGTCTCTTTGATCTGCCCGGCCCCATGCAGCGCGGACACCCGCTCTTTGGCCGCCTCGGCTTGCTGGATGGCCCAGGCGCGTTCCTGTGGCGTGGCCGTCTCCCAGGTTTTGTTCAGGGTCCCTAAGTACTCCGTCACTGGCGCGCTAATCCCTTCCCGCCGCGCCTTCATGAGCTGCGCCTGCGCCTCGACTTGCTGAATCCCCAACGCCGCCCGACTCTTCGCATCAATCGCCGCATCGATGAACGGCTGTACCCCCTCAGCGCTATAGACCTGGGGCAGCGCCGCGGCCCACTGCGGCGACACCTCCGCTAACTGTCTACGAATCACGTCGTAGGATGCTTGATCATGGGCGCCGCCGAGCAGTTGCCCGGTGGTCTCGGCGAGCTTCTCGCGTATCTTGAGCCCCTGCTCCTGGCGCTTGTAGCCCAGCTCTTCTTGCTGCTGCATGCGCCCCTGGAGGAGCAGCGCGGCGTCGGGATTGACGCGGGCCATCTGCATGAGCGTGGCCTGCGGGGACGGGGAGGACGCGGGGACGCCAGGACGCGGGGACGCGGCGAGGGAGGACAGGACAGGCGGCGGGCCCCCGGCAAACTGGCTGAGGTCCGGATACGCCCCCACCTGCTGCGCCGCCCCAGGGCCACCCGGGCCAAAGGCCTGCTGCGTGATCGGGCCAGGCGGACCCCCTGCAGGAGGCATGCCGCCAGGGCCAAGCTGCGCCAGCATGGGTTGCTGCCCACCCCCGCCAAAGAGCAAGCCAGGGTTCTGCTGCACGGCCTGGCGATACGCCGCCTCGGCTTGGCTCTGGCGCTGTGCCTCCTGGAGGGCGAGCAGCGCGGTCTGGTTCTGTGTGCGGCTGCCGCGCAGCCGCTCCACGTCAAGCGGGTCATAGGTGTCAATGCGGGGATACTGGTTCGTCATCAAGGAAGCGAGGACACCCATACTTGCCATCAAAACCCCCTTTGGGGACTCCGGCGTTTAGGCCGGAGGGGAAAAAGGGTTGCCGCCAACGAGCGGCAATTCCCGGTGCGGCAACGCCGCATAAACGATTCGCATAGGTCACAAAATACTGGATATACTTTCTTCAGGTATGACTTAATCTGCATTGCGACTCGCTCGTAAGGCTGTCTAAGCCTCTACCGTAGGGCATACGGGAAGTAAAGCCTGCCGAGATCATGTGAGACCTGCGGGGATTTGCGGGTTGCTTTCGCCAGCGTAAAAGTCCCCAAGAGGGGACTGGTGTAGCGAAAACCAAGCGCACTTCCCCGTGGGCAGGATCGATGAAACAGGAACGGGGATTCGTCCCCGGAATCTCCGTCGTTTACGGCGGAGAGCATGTCAAGGCGCACCTCCTAAGCGTTTAAGCCGCGCAGATACGCGGTGGCATTATTGGTAAGCCCGCCAAGGGCGGTCTGGAAGCCCTGCGCCTGGCCGAGCGGTCCCAGGGCCTGGGCCGTCCCGAGCTGGCCATAGAGGTTGCCCATCTGCCCGGCATAGCCCGCCCCGAGTTGCCCCAACTGGCTCCCGGCGAGTTGCCCTAAGCCGGCGACGGAGGCGAACTGATTCCACTGCCTGGTCAACTCCGCAATCTGCTGGGCATACGCCTGCTGCTGGCGCTGATAGTCCTGCTCATTCTGATAGACATCGCGCCCGTAGCCGATCTGCGACTGCTGGAGGAGGCGGTTGTACAGCGCCGTGTCGTAGGCCTCGCGCTCGCGTTGGGTCTGTTGCTGGCCCTGGAAGCCCGCCTGCCAGCCAAATTGCTGCTGCTGGGCGCGCGCCTGGGCCTCTTGGAGGGCCTGCTGCCAGTTCTGCGCCCCGGCCACCTGCGCCAGTTGTTCACGCAGCCGCGTCTCGTCCATGGCCTGACCAAAGCCGAGCTGACTCGCCGTCTGCGCCCAGCCCTCGCGCATCTGCGCTTGTTGCGCCGCGCGCTGCCAGGCGTTGGCATATTCCTGGGAGGCGAGATCCTGGCCTTGCTCCTGGAGCGCCGCCAGGGTCGGGCCACTGAGCAGGCTGCCGCGGGCCGCCGCCGAGCCTTCCAGGGCGTTCCTGGCCCGGTCGAGGCGGAACTGCACGCCCGGATCATTGGCCAAAAGCTCCTTCCCGCTCAAGGTGGGCAGCGCGCCCGGCGTATAGCGGTACTGCGCCGCCCCGGGCACCTGGCCCGGCCGGTAGGCATAGGGTGCGGCACTCGGGACGTCTGTCGGCGTATAGCCCGCATAGGTGGAGGGCTGCCACCCCGGGGTGGTGCCAGGCAGCGCGTAGTTCGCGCCGGAGACGGCCGGCGTGGCGCCCGGTTGCTGCGGACCGTTCCACGCCATGCGGCCGGTCATGTGGCCGAGGGCCTCCCGCCCGGCTTGCAGCCAGGGCGCCTGATTGGCCTGGGTCTGCAACCACTGCGCCGTCTGGAGGTCGAGCCCGCGCTGGAGGGCGGCCGCCTGCGCGGCAGAGGCATTCCCGGCCGCGTTGGCACCGAGCAGGCCGCTGCCGAGCGAGCCCAGGGCACTGACGCCGGCGCCGAGCAGGCCCGGTTTGCGCCCGAGGGCCCCGAGCGCGCCACTCGCCAGTCCCCCGAGGGAGCCCAGCCACGAGCCGCCGCCACTGCCACCCCAATCCGTGAGCTCCTGGCCATACCAGCTGCCCGGCCCGCCGGCCGTGAAACTGCCCCAGTCGAGCCCGGATCCCGCATCCGACAGGAGCATGCCCTGCCCCCCGCCGCTCCAGTTAAGCCAGTCCTGATCGCCAAAGTCATCCCATGCCATAGGTCCTCCTGTGGCGCCGGCCTGCACGCCCTGCGCCGCCCCGAGTAGTCCCGCCACGCCACTGCCCAGACTGCCGAGCTGGGAGCCTAACCCGAGATAGCGCCCGGCCTGCTGTAAAGGCTCCACGCCACTCGCCCGGCCCAGGGCGCCCGTGATGCGTCCGGCACTGCCGGCCAGCCGCGCCACATCGCCGACGTTCTGTATGCCGCCGCTGAACACGTTGCCCAGGCCCGCGAGGCCACCCGCCAGGCCGCCGACCACGCCGAGCCCGAGACCAAGCTTGCTCAACCACGGTTGCCCGGTCACGGCGCCGAGCAGGCCCGCCCCGGTGCCGCCGTAGGAGCCGATCGCCCCAATGGTGCCGAGGGTGGACGTCGGGATCCCCAGGAGAGACGGCGCCGCCGCCCCAGCCGCCGCGCCACCCGCCCCCGCGACAGGGGCAAAGGCGCCAAAGGCCCCGGCACCGCCCACCGCACCGCCCAGAGCGCCGAGCGCCAACATGAACTCGTTTGAAATGGGCGAAAAGGCGTCGCTGGCCTGGGGCACGCTCGCCACGTAATTCTGGTGCCGCATCTGCGCCAGGAACGTGTCAAAGAGTTGCCGCTCCTGCCCGGTCGCCTGGCCGCTGCGGATGCGCTCATCGAGCTGGAGCATAATCGCGCCGGCATCTGGACTGGACGGTGTGAGATACTGGCTCCAGTCGCCCCCTTCCCCGGGATAGCCGGCCTGGAGCTGCGTCCAGTCCCGGTGGGGAATGGCCATCGCCTGCTGGCGCATCTGCTCGTACTGCTCGCGCTCGTAGTCCTTGAGCGTGCCAGCACGCTGCGCCTCGCCCATCTCCATGAGCGAGGGGATATAATTGACCGCGTAGGACGACAGCCCTGGCAACCACTCCTGCGTATGCGCGCCCGGACGCCACTGGAAGCGTGCCTCACCAAATTGTGCGGGCAGCGTGTACTCTGGCAGCCGCTCGACGCCCTTGTCGCCCCAGGTGATCTTTTCGCCATTGGGCAAGGTCAGCTCGCCGTATTCTGGGATGGATGCCCCTTCCTCCTGATCGTCGACCAGCCCGCGCCCGGGCACCCAAAACAGGGCCATGCTAGGGACCTCCCTCCAGCGCCGCGACGCGCGCCTCTACGTCCGCCAGGCGTGCCTCCTGACGTTGCTGCTGCGTCCTGAGCGCGTCAAGCCAGCGCACCCACACGGCCATGAGCAGCAGCGAGTCCCTGGCCGCAATCGGTTCCCGCACCGGCACCGGGTCCAGTCCAGGCTCAGCCACTGGCGTAATCTCCCGCGAGCAATTTGTGCTTAAACAGCTCCAGCCACCACAGCAGCGTCCCGCCATCGCCCGTGGTACTGGCGGCGTAGAGCTGGCCCTCCGCGTCCCAGCCGAGCACCAGGACCTCGGTACACCCGTGCGCGGCCTCCAGCACGCGCGCAACCGGCAGCGGCAGCGTGGTGCCGCCGGGAAAATGGAGCAGATCACCCATCAGGCCACCTCGACGCGGGCGCCCAGGATACTCACGGGCACCGGATCCGTCACCACACAGCGAAACGTCCGCTGTCCACTGCGGCACTGGCCCAGGCGCCGCCAGCGCACGAGCCGTGTCCGTTCCCCGATCTTCCCGGCACTGCGCCACAGGGGGTACGACCACTGGCGGCCCCCGTCGTCACTCCAGGAGAGCTGGACCTGCGGATCTGCCCCAACGGCTGGCGCGCCATCGAGCCCCACGCCCGTGTCCATCACGAGCTCGAACAGCTGATACGTGAGGCGCTGCTGATCATTCCTGACGTGCGGGGAGACCCGCTCGCGGTACAGCGGCGCGGTGCCATAGTGGTACCAGCTCGCATCGAGTACATACAGATCGCCCGTCGTCCGGTCCCCCAGGACATGCTCGCCGGCGGAGTACGCATGCGTATAGCAGCGGTAGGCCTGCTGCGTGCCATCTGCCGCCAGGTCCACCAGCTCGCACCAGCTCTGGAGCGTCGTGTCATAGAGCCACGTCTGGCCCCCCGTGGGGAAGTACCACAGGATAAACGAGTGCCCGGCCCACGACACCGGCGTGGCGATGCAATCCCCCACCGTGCTCATGGTGGCCATGGCCGACTCAATCGCCTGCGTCGAGACGCGCTCCGGCGTGGCCCCTGCCAGGCGCCAGATGGGCCCCTCGCCGCGCGCACTGCCCCCCAGCCAGTACAGGGCATTGTTGGCCGCCGTGACCGCTGCCGGGGCTTCCGTGCCCTGCTCGATGAAGCTCGACTGGTTGCGGGCGAAGGGATTCAGGGCGTCGCCCGTCGGATACCACACCTCGGTCGATTGCCGACCCAGCAGGTAGAGGGTGCGGGCATCGACGTAGAGCGTCACGAGCGGATCAGGGCGGGCTTCGGCGGCGTAAAAGTTCAGGGCCGGCCAGGTCGTGGCGGCCAGGATATCGGTGTACCAGAAGCGCGAGGTGCCTGGTTCATGCGTGAGCACCCTGCCATCGAGATAGCCCAGGCGGCCCCACGACTGCGGCCCGGTCAAGGGCAGGGTCGCCAGGACGTTCGTGGCAAAGGGCATGGCCAGGCCCACCCCCTCGACACTCAAGACAAGGTGAATCCCGTCGTCGATGAGACTTACTGGATTTGTGCCCGTGGGGACGGTGCCCCGGGCCGTGAACGAGCCGCCTTGAAACAGCTCGAACAGCGTCGTCGAGGTCACCGCGAACGTGCGGCCCACTGAGGACTGATACAGGGCGCGCACCGGTGCCGAGGGCAAGAGCGCCAGGGGGCGCAGTCCTGGCATCGAGAGCAGCACATAGGTGCCACGCTGGGCGGGGAGTTCATCGAGATAGAGATTCACGCTGCGGTCTGCCGCCAGAAATGGGCTGCGCATCTGGCCACTGGGTCCGCAAAAGTTCGGGAGCGCTGGCACTGGTCTCTTCCCTCGCTGTTGGGTATACTCTGGTATACTTGCTGACGTGGCAGGGTGTGGGTCGCTCCCACAGACGTGCCTTAACCATGTCAGCTCTGCCACACCTGTTAAGGAGGTGTCCGATGACCCGCAAACACGTCCCATCCTGCTGGCAACTCGTCCCTGCTCCCGCTCCGGAACCCGCGCCCGTCTTGTTGACCGATGCCGAACTGGCGGAGGTTAACACGCTCTACGACCCCATCGATGCCATCCTCGAGCGCTACATCGAGAACTCCCCCGCGTACCCCTACGACACCATCCTGGAAGCCCTGGCACGCCTGACGCACTACTACGAGGGCATGCAGGCATATATTGATGCCGAGATCGCCAAGGACATCGCCGCCGAGGAGGCTGACGCATGACCCCGCATCGGCAATCCCTCACCCTCTTCTGGCTCCAGGTCAGCACGTATCTCAGCGCCATCCTCTTTCTGCTCTCGACCATGACCCTGCTCTGGGTGTTCGTCACCGGGCAGATGCGCGCGCTGGAGCAGGACCGTAGCAAGCATGACGCGATGCTGTCCTCGCACTTCAAGGCCCTCAAGGACCACGAGGCGGTCATGGAGCGCCTGCGCCGCTAAGCCATCCCCCCGCTATAAAACGCCACCAGCCCGCCCCAGCGTTGCGGCCGCCCCGCGTCCAGCCGCAGGCGCCCGATCTCGGCGTTGAGCGGCGCCAGCGCCGACTTACTCTCTGCAGCCGCGCGCACCAGGAGCGGCGAGGGCTGCACGCTGTAGGAGGGACTGGCTTCCAGCGCGAGGTTCGTGCGCAGCATGCGGGCGTAGCCCGGCGGAAACAGGATCTCGTCATCGAGGGCCACGAACTGCCCCAGGACCCGCCAGGGCCGGACCGTGAGCGTCACCTGAACCGTGGGCACGGGCCACACGCGCACCTCGCCCAGCGGCATCTGGGGGGCATACGAGAGTGCCTGCGGGTCGGCGTTGGGGAGCCCCTTCATGGCCACCTCCTGGTACTGTGCTGGCGTGAGCAGGGCGATCTCCCACTCGACCTGGGCGCTGTGCGGGTCGGTGAGCATCACCGGCGGCTCCAGGCGCAGCGGCCGCTCGCTGGGGATGTCCCCGCCCAGGCCCCAGGTCTGGAGCGGGACACCCGGCGGCCAGACCAGGGCTTCCGGGGGGAGATAGTAGACCAGGAGCCGCTCAAGACTGAGTGAGTCGAGGAGCTGGTTGAGCAGGTCGAGGGCGTCCTCGGCCATGGAGGCGTCCATCGGCTGCTCGGCGCCCGCCACGCCCAGGTCCGTGAGCGCACCCCTGATGATGCTGCGTGCTGTGGGCATGATGGCTCCTCACGCGTCGATGAGATACGCCAGGTGTCCGTGCACCGTGGCCCCGGCCGGAATGGGCGCGCCGGTCACACGCAGCGCCAGCGTGACTGGCACCTCGCTCCAGTGCTCCTGCACAGCATTGGCCAGCGTGCTGAGCCAGGCCATGCCGGCCAGTTCGACAGCAAACGAGGGCACCAGGGCGTCCCAGCTCTCCGGGTGCCTGACGCCGTCCCTGCCGCGCCAGGCCTCAACGCCCAGGGCCAGCAGGGCCTCGGCGCCGAAGGGCGACCAGGCCAGCCAGGAGAGTGCCGCCAGGTAGCGGGCCCCTGCAGGGAGCACCAGGACGCGCCAGCCCGAGCCCGCGTCGCCGGTCTCAGCGCCCTGCGTACAGACCAGGCGCGTCAGGCGCAGGGCGGCCGCGCGGCGCGCCGGATGCGCCGGGAGCGCGACATCGCCCGGAGGCATGGTCAAATAATCGGCCTGTCCATACGTCGTGGCCATGGCTTACCTCCTGCGCCGAGGCGCGGGCGCGTCCTCGGTCTCAGGGACCGCGTCCGCCTCCTGCACAGCCGTCGCCTGGGCCGCGGCCGCCGCCTGGGCCGCCTCGGCCGGTGAGGCAAACCATTCGCCTGGCGCCAGGGCCTCCAGCTCCTCGACGGTGGTCACAATACGGGACGCGCCACTGACGTGATAGCGCCAGGACGGCAGCACGGGGGGATCAGGCATAGCATTCGTCCTTCTCGTTTGGTACACTTAGGATGCCAGGTGGTGTGGCCACACCCGCAAGTTCTTCGTGCCTATTCCACGGGGAAGCCTGGTACACCACCATCGCCTGAATAGGAGGCATCATGGCAACCTTTTTATGCCGCAAGTGTCAAAAGATTCTTCCAGTCTCACACTTTTACCCCTCACGCCTGACGACAGAACGCGGCAATAACTGGTGTAAAGCATGTCTGGGCTATACCAGGCCTATCCTTTCAGTCAAGCAACGCTGCTATTGGGTTGCTTCACCTGAAGGACTTCTCGAAGCACGCTACTGCCATGCATGCGTGCGTGTCTTACCAGTGAGCGAGTTTCAACCAAGGCCAGGAAGACCACGGGGATATCACTCACGTTGTCGTATATGTTCTACAAAGATGCGAACAAAACATCGCCTTGACCATCATGAGCACAATCTTGAGTACTATCGTGCGTACTATGCTCTTCACAAGGAAGAACAAGCACAAAAACGCCAAGCAAATCCTGCGGTGCGTGCTAAACGCTACCAGAATTTCCGGCGATGGGCGCTCGCAAATCCTGACAAACATGCTGAGCAACACAGTCGGCGCCGGGCACGCAATCGTGGTGCCAACATTCGTGATTTGACTGCACAGCAATGGCAAACCATCAAAAGCCTGTATGACAATCGCTGTGTCTACTGCGGACGTGGCCCCAAACGATTGACCCGTGACCATATCATTGCCCTTGCTAATGGTGGAGATCATACCGCAGCCAATATCGTCCCAGCATGTGGATCCTGTAATGCGCGAAAACGATTAGGACCACCACATTGCCCTATGCTCTATCTCCTCTACATTCCAGCACTATGGCATACAGATATTCTTGTTCGATGGTTTACTACATGGCTCTATAGTTCTATAAATATTACTACATTGGCGACCATATACGCGCGAGACACTCTCCCATGACTACGCGCCAGCCGTATAATATGTCTGCCCTCGACAGGTGTTCGTCGGTGCGCACGTCGCTCGCCTTCCACACGCGTATGGAGAGCTTGACTTGTTCATCTTGGGCTGAACTCGCCTCATCGCCGTAGGGCATAAACAGCTTGACGCAGCCGAGGGTCACGCCCATGGGGTGATACATCATATTCTGGGCATAGGGCGTGTCGGGATCGCCCACAAAGGTGATAGTGGCGTTGTCGAGGGGCAGCGCCGTCACCGTGGCGCGTGGGTCCGGCGGGACGATCAGCGCCGGGTAGACCGTGACTGCCGCCGTGCCCGTGCCTGAGGCGTCCACATCGGCCTGCACGCTAAAATCGCGCAAGCGCCCGGTGGACTGGAGGGACTGCGGATTGACCGCGTACACGCCCGCCACCTGGAACACGTCACCGCGCTTCAGCACGTCCGTGGCACTCGCCGTAAAGCCCTTGAGATTAATCGTGGTGCCACTACTCCCGGCCGCCGCCTGGATGGTGCCACCGGTCGCTCGGGAGCCCGTGGTATGCACCGCCACGTTCTGGTCCATACTCCACTTCGCCCCGGCTGTCCGCCCCATCTGGCCATCGGTATACTGGCGCCCGATCTCGGTACTCTGCTGGAACAGGCCCTTGAGTTGGTCGAGGAGGGGCGGCTGCTGCGTCGGGTGCACCACGACCGCACGCTGATCGTCGCGGGGGACGGCCTCCATGTCGAGGAGCGCGGCCGCATCGAGGTAGCCGCGATAGGGCGCGTCGGCATCGGCGGGGAGCACGGAGTTGTACGCCTGCCAGTAGAGCGCCAGGCCGTCGTAGTCCACCTCGTTGGCGAGGCGGGCGGCCTGGGGCTTGCCGACGCGATTATTCCAATCGTCAAAGAAGAGGGTGTTTTCGACGCTGGTGAAATCCACGTCCGTGTGGGCTTGTTGGTCGATGATGAGACGCACCGTCTCTTCCACATAGTTCTGGCCGACATACGCCGCGCTCTTGTGCACGCTGTAACGTGGGGTCCGGCGGATATCCAGGGTATCGCCGATCTTGTGTCCCTGTTTCCCGAAATCATCCTCGAACCTGCGGTCTGCGCCAGCCGCGAAGACCAGATTGTTCACGAGGTTCGCCAGGAGCACCTGGGTGACCATCTGGATCACAGAAAATGAGTTTGGCACTGTGCACCACTCCTACCGAGCAAATTGGTCAGGTCGTGGCCGCCATCCTGCCGCCCACTGCTTGCGAAACTCGGCCTGCGTCGCCGTCGTCGGGTCGAACCCGGCGGGTGCGGACGTGGCCGTGCCCCCCACGGGGCGCAGGGGTTCCGGGATGGGGACCGGGAGCGTCCCTGTGGCTGGTGGTGTGGCTTGCGCCGGTGGCTGCGGCGTCGGGGAGACCGGTGGCGCGGACTCCGGGGTGGTCGTGACCGGCGGCGTGGCGGTCGCCGGCAGGAGCCGCCCCAGCTCCAGGAGCATGAGGGGCGGTGGTAACTGATTGAGCCGGGTCAGGGTCTCGGGTTGCGTCGCCAGGGCGTAGGCCAGGGCCGGGCCGTCGGGGAGCACCATCAGGGCCTGCTGCACGTGCGGCGCCACTTTCCCGGCCAGGCCGGTGCGGATGCGCTCGTCAAAGTCCCTGTGCTGGGCGCGAAACGCCTGCTCGCGGGCCATCAGGTCCCGCTGGTGCGCTTCCATCTGCGCCTGCTGCTGGCTCTGCTGCTGGCTCTGCTGCTGCACCTGCTGCGCTTCGAAACGGGCCGCAGCGCGCACGTAGTCCTCGTGGCTCTGGAACTGCTCGGGCTGGGGCGGCCCGCTGGGTGCCTGCGGCGTGTCGGGCATGCCCCCCTGCAGGAGGCGCGCCTGGGCTTCGAGCTGGCCCTGCAAATGGGCGCGCTCCTGGCTCCACTGCTGTTCACGGGCGGCCTGCTGGCGCTCGGTGTTGCGTAAACGGGCGGTAATCCGGTTAATGCGCCGCGCCACGTAATCGACCGTGGCGGTCTCGGGAATCTCGCTGTCGTCCCCGTCCTCGGCACCCTCACCCCCAGCCACAGAGGGCGGGGATGCCGCGGGTGTGGGCTGAGGCGCTGATCCCTCAGGAGCCTCCGGCGGGGCCGGAGGGGCAGCAAGCACCCCTGATGCCTGGCCGTCCGGAGCGGCCGCGGCCGGCGGGGTGACCCCGTTGTCATAGGGCACAGTCACAATCTGGCCGGTGTCTTTGTCCCGGTGGCTCAAGCTAATCGACATCTGACTCCACCTGTCCGTTCATGGCAGCACGCTGCTGCATCTGGGCCATGTCCAGCAGCAATTTCTGCCGCTCCAGGTCGAGTTTCGCCATCTGGAAGGCGTGGTCCTGCTGGTTCTTTTGGGACTCCAGGGCGTTCTCCTCGGTTTTGTCGGCCATTCTGGCCTGCATCGTCGCCACCTGCTGTTCTAAGAGCTTCACGGCCTGCACGGCCGTCTCCTCGGTGGTCTTGCTGTCCTGCAACTGTTGCTGGAGCGCTTTAAATTGCTCGCCCAGTTGCGTCAGTTGGGTCTGGAGCTGGGCCACGCGCGTCTCCGGCCGCTTCGCCTCGGTCGCCGCCAGCGCCTGTGGGGGGACGGCCGTGGCCAGCCGCGCGCTAATCTCGTCGGCCAGCGGAATATCGAGGTTTTTCACCCACAGGTCGCTGTAGTAGGGCGCCAGATCAGGCTGGGCCTGCGCCAACTGCCCCAGTTTGTCTGCGGCCATCTCGCGCTGCGTACTGTAGGCCGGGCCGACGTCAATAGCCACGGTATAGGTCCCCTGCGCCAGCAGGGTCTCGTCGCCGTCCGGCCCCGGCTGATTCACTGGCGCCATCGTCACGTCGCCATCTTTGGCCACCTGGCGGAGGGCCGTGGCCCCCGGATGGAGGGCGCGGATGAGCTCGAGCAGTTGCACGCCACAGGCACGAATCGACCACGCCAGGTTGGCGGGGTAGTGGTAGGTGGCTTCGTCGGCTTCGATCTTCTGGGACCGTAAGGCCACCCCGGAGCGTTCCTTGCCGGGCTCGCCGAGGGACGGCGCGTAGACGCCGAGGGCAGCGCGCATATCCTCGATCGCCCCCTGCTTCGCCTGTGTTATCGCGCCTATCGCGGGCTCGACGGTCATGCGCTGCGGTGACGGCAGGAGTTGGCCGTCTGGTCCGGTCGCATCGGTAATCGGCAGGTAGGGCTGGTACGAGTCATTGGCCTTGTTCCAGTAGCCCTCGAGACCTTGAATCTGTTTGAGGTACAGCAGCCACGGGGCTTTGGGCGCCAGGGCGATGGCTTCGGTCTCGGCGCTGGTGTAGTAATCCACCTGGAGCTGCGGCGTCATGGTGGCCTGGATCATGCCCGTGCGCTGCGTGCGGCCGTCGAGGTCGAGGCGCTCGCCTTCGACCCGAATGACCGGGATGTAGGTCCCGAGCCAGCGCTCTTGTTGGAGAATCGCCTGGCCGCAGAGCTGCACCCACCACACGGCGCGGGTGCGCGTCCAGCGGGTGGGCCAGAGGGGATCATCGGCCGCGCCGACGTATGCCACCTGGCCCGTGGGCAGCTGCACGATCTGCTCGCGGGTCTCCACCACGTAGTAATAGTCGGCAACCTGCACGGTGTCCTGGTCGTACCAGGCCGCGTCGCCGGTCGAGGACCACTGCGCCGCGCTGACGGGTTCGAGGTTGTACGTGGCGCGAAACTGCGCCCGGCTCATGCGTGAGACGACAAAGGCCCAGCGCGCATCGAGGGCGGCCGGGTGGGTGGACTCCGGGTCCATGTACACCGTGAAGCGGTTGTAGATGGGGCAGATCGTGATGGTGCGCGTAAAGCTCAGCGGGTCGTCATAGTCGGTGAGGAGGCGAAAGTAGCCCAGGCCTTGCCCCACGGCCTGATCGAGCGCCACGCTGTAAGCAATTTCGGCTTCGGACTCCTGCTCGATGGAGCGGATGTGGGCTTCCAGGATGTCCGCGACCTTTTTGCTGGCACCACCGCCTTTGGGGCGGACGCGGATACCCAACGGCGCGGCCCGGTAGGCGTTGACGCACTGGTGGATGAACTGCGACTGGCGGTCCACCGTGAGGAGCGGCGCGGGGTAACTCTCGCCGCGGCCGATGGTGCCCGGGGCGACGTGCTCGCCACTGCGAAAGCGCAGTGCGTGACTCTGCTGACGCCGCTCGTCGGACTCGCGGTCGGCGGCCTGTTTGAAGCGTGAGAGGGCTTCGCGCAAGACGTCCTCTTCCGCACGGGGGTCGAGCGCGGTGCGGGCTTCGCGGGTCAGGGGGGCGAGTGGGGTGACGGTGGCCATCCCTAAGCCTCCATGTACAGGCCATGCGCGGGTCGAGGCGCGGGCGGGCGTAGCCCGTCTTCCTCCAGATACAAGCCACACCAGCAACACGTGTGTGCATGCCAGCAATGCCGGCAGGAGCGCTGGCACTGCTGCTGACACATCGCGTCCACGAGGGCCACGAGATAGGTGTCCAGGTCCGCAAAGTCTGCGGGTTGAGGCACAGTGATGTTGGTGTGGCGGTGGGCAACGGTGGTCATGGCTCAGTCCTTAGTACGACGATTTCGAACCGCGTTTGCTGGCCTTGCGGGCCTTGCTATAGGCAATGGCGACCTTCATTTTCTGCTTCCTCTCTGGTGACACATCGGCCCGCGTGACGGTCGAGGGCTCGTGCGTCATAACCTCGCGCATAGCCGCCTCAAGTTTCTTTTTCGACGGGGCTTTCTTCGCCATTGTCCTCTCCTTCATAGGCCGGGAAGTACCCATAGCGCACACTGTACATCCCGCAGGTGCACACCGCTTGCGGCGCATGCGTGACGCACACCCGGTAGCGCCAGCGCCGCGGCAGCCACAGGGGGAAGCGCCGTCTGGTGCGGTGCGTCCAGGGACTGACGGGCGCCCAGGCTTCGGGGAGGCGGGTCGTGGGCATAGGACTACCGTCCCCGCATCCGAAAGAATGCCTCTCGTTGCCAGGGCGGACCATGGGGCATCGCTGGCACCACCACGGGCATCCCCTTAAGCGCCACCGTCTCACAAAACGTGTGGACGAGCGCATCCGCCACGTCCGAGGACGCCAGGCCGCGCGCTTTCATCGACGCTTTCGTTTCGATCTGGAGCCGCCCCTGCCCGTCGTAGGCATACTCGGGCGCCGTCAGGTCTGCGACCAACTCGCGGGTGGTGGACGCCTGGGCATCCAGACAGGCGCGCGTCGCCAACCACTGGCGCGTGCGGTCCCACATTTCGGCGCGTTTATTGGCATAGTGGCGTGGGGCCTGGGCGGAGCCGCCGGCCTGCACTTCCTGCACCGCGTAGCCGCGCGTGCGGCACTGATCCACCACCCCGGCGCCAATCCCCACGGCGTCAATAAACAGGGTGGGCTGCTCCAGGCGGTACTGCTCTGCCACCTCGCAGACGTAGCCGGCCAGGCGCACCGTATCAATCTCCCGGTAGACGCGCGTCTCGCGGATGGTCCCCCCGCAGCGCACCAGGATGACGCTCCGGTCGTCGCCAAAGCGGGCCACGTCGACCCCCACGATGGTGGGCTGCAGGGGGTCCTCGACGGGCTGCCGGGCGCTGGCCTGGGCAATGAGGTCCTCGCCAATGAACTGCCCCACGGCCTGGCGCGGGAACTGCCCTTTGACACGCACGCGGACGAAGTCGGAGTCCTCGCCGTAATCCATCATCCACTGGGCAATCTGGGCCTGGTCGGCCATTTTCGCGTCGCGGCTATCGACCTGCATGGTGTGCCAGCGATGCGCGAAGCGGCCGCCGGGGAAGCACTCCCGGAAGCGGCCCTGCGTGCGGGTCGGGTTGCCAAAGGCCAGCCACAGGGCGCCGGGCGTGGTCATGGCGCCTTCGGTGGTCTCCCAGATAATGTCGTCAATGGCCGAGGCTTCGTCTTTGAGAATCAGGACATGGTGCTCGTGCGTCCCGGCAAACGCTTCCGGGCGATCGGCGCGCCAAGGGATGGCCGAGGCGAACCAGGTCGCCGGGTAGTCCCGGTGGTAGCATTTGGTGGCCGTCCAGACGAAGGTGTCGGCGAGCACCGAGAGCTGCAACCACTTGGCGAGTTCGCGCCACGTCTTGGTGGCGAGCTGCGTGCCGGTATTGGCCGTCACAACAATTTGCGGGTGTGGCCTGGTGGCCAGAAACCACAGGATGACCCAGGCCGAGAGCGCCGATTTCCCGACGCCGTGGCCCGACGCCACGGCCAGGCGCACGGACGCGCCCGAGGTCGCCACATGCGCGCCGAGCACCTCTAAGAGATCACTCTGCCAGGTATCGGGGCCCGTGTGCCCGGCGAGCAGCGTGCCCGCCTCGCCCCAGGGAAAGGCCGCCAGCACGAAGGTGAGCGGGTCGGCGACACAGTCGGCCGCGAAATCCATGAGGACCTCAGGTGGCAGGGTGAGCGTGGCCATTGCGGCGCTCCTCTAAGGCCTGATGGGCCGCGCTCAGGCGTTCCTGCCAGGTGTGCAGGAGCTCACCACTATGGGTCACTTCGACGCGCTCCACCAGGAGGTGCAGGTACTGCGCCAGGAGTTTCTGGCTCGCCTCTTTGGGCGCCAGGCGGATTTTGCGGGTCCGGGTGAGGAGGGGCTCGTCCGTCTCCTGACTCACGTATTCGGTCTGCTCCACGTAGGTCACGGCGGCCGCGATGTCGTCGTCGAGCTCGTGTGGGGCTTTCATGTGGCCCGCCGCGTCATAGAGCTGGCGCACGTCACTGAAGCCCAGGCGGGCGATCTCGCGCAGCACGGCCGCGGCGGTAATGCCGAGGTCACGCAGATCGTCCGTGTCAAGACGGTCGATCTCGGCGCGGAGGCTAGCATTTGCTAGCAAGCGTGCGGCGTTATCACGCGCGACTTTCCCTTTCGCCTGATAGACCTGCTCGTAGGCGCGCTGCGCGTTACGCGGCGTGGTCGCGCGGTACAGGGCGATGAAGCGGCGCTGGTTGTCGTTCAGCGGCATACGTCCCCCATCCGTCCGCCGGTGTGGGCGACGGACGGCGGGTGTAGTAGTAACCAGAGAGTCCTGAATGGCCGTGGAGTAATCGAGAGGGGAATACACTACCGGAGTGTAGGCGTACCAGTAGTGCATTCAGGTATAGTAAGTAAAATAATATACTACTTACTATATCCCTCTAGACTACTAGCACGCCGTGAGGGTAAAAGAGCATCGCGCCGGTGTCAAGGGCAAAATGTGCCCCTAGCGTCCCGCCTCCGCGCGCAGGGCCGCCACCAGGGCGTGCGGCAGGAGACTCCCCAGGGTCCCCATGCCGGCGAGGGCCTGCTGCTGGAGAGTGGCAGGCGGGGCGGCAGGCTTCGGACATCGCGTGCCCTGGCCCTGGAGGGTGCAGGCCAGACGGGCCTCAGGCGCGGCCAGGAGGCGGCGAACCAGCTGGCGGAATTCGTCATCGGTCATGCGGGACTCAGGCGTGAAGAAAGCGCGCACGCTGGCGCTGCGCTCTGAGGCCGTGCGCTACTTCGCGACGTACTACGCGCCGTCGGGCGAGGCGTACCAGGGCATCGCCACGCAGACGGGTCAGGGCTGGCTGTTTGTGGCGGAGGACGGCCTGGACCCACTGTTCGCGTCGAGCGCGGCGCTGGCGCTCGGGGGACGGGTGGACCTCTACGAGGCACAGCGTGAGGCGGATGGGGACCTGGTCCGCAAGGTCTGCGGATACTAACCACACGGGGGAGCCAGATGCTCCCCTTTCCATACATGAAGGAGCATGTACCATGCACCAGTTAATTTTGACCCATGGGTTGCTTGCCGGAACGCCCTATGCTTTGTCATGGCCGCGCCGCTGCGGCGCGTCGTTGGCGCCGTGCAGACCGGGACCTACAGCAACGGCGCCCCCCTCTGGCGCGAAGCCCTGGAGTGCGGGCACGCCAGCGCGCTGCCGCTCGCCTCGGCGGACGACGCGGCCTGGCGCGTCAGCCGCGGGCTCAGGCGGCGCTGCCTGCAGTGCGCCCAGGCACCAGCCGGCGGCGCCTGACCCACCCCGGGCGGCCCACGCAGGTCACGCCAGCCGGTTGTGCCGCACAAACGCCTCCCACCAGTCGACGCTCAGGCGCTCCCGCTGCCGCTGCTTCACCGCCTGATAACAGCGCGCCACCCGCTGCGGGCCCAGGCGCGCCGTGATCTGGCGCCGGAGCGCCGCGGCCTGCACCTGCGCCGTGTAGGCCAGAGGCCCCAGCAGATCCATACACGTCTCACACCACCAGGCCCCGACCGCCATCGGCGCCTCGCACAACGGACACCGCTCCCACTGCATGGTGCACCTGCCTTCCGAGAAGGGCATATTATGTCGCCCTTAGAATTGGCTTCCCCTTCAGCAACGACGCGCACCCATCACGCCAATATGACCCCCATGGCAGGCATGACCCACTTTTCGCATCGATATCCCTCATACTAAGGGGGGGAGCACGCACATCTGCGGCGCCAGGCAGCACATGTGCCTACCCCGCCGGCCGCTCTGGTCCCTGGTCGCGCAGCCGACTCCAGGCCGCCACCCACGCGTCGACGTCCTCCCTCGCGTACTTGTCGAACACCACCAGGCCCGGGTTGGACACCGTCACCTGCACTTCGCCGGGCGCGTGGTGGTGATGCACCGTCGTGCCGGGCGGCGCCAGCCCGCACATCCCCTCGACGCTGGTGTGCAGGAGCTGGGCAATCTCCAGCGCCACCTCCAGCGGCGGGAGCTGCTCGCCGGCCAGAATTTTGGATATCATCGTGCCGTCGGCGTAGCCCAGCCGCAGCCCGAACTCGTCCTGCTGCCAGCCCTCCTGCTCCAGGAGGCGCCGCAGTGCCGGCCCATACTGCGGCAGCCCCCGCCGACTCCGCCCGCGTCGTCCGCTGCCCTCGACCATCGTACCCCCTTTACCATATTGGCTTTTTGGCAAGTTTACATTTTTTTATCGCGCCATAAGCAGCGATAGCATAATGGTATAGGCGTATAGCGGAATTGTAACACTTGCCAAAAGAGCACGACAGGGGATTTTTCCGCTTGCAGTCCAGTAAAGGCATGATTAAGGTAACGAAAAACAGCCGTCGTTGGAGTGGAAAAGGCCCCTGCTAGCAGAGGAGGGTGCATGTTCCTACGTCATATTGTCTATTCGCTGCGCCGCCGTGCCGGTCTCACGCAAGCCGAACTTGCCAGTAAAGCCCGCACCACTGAAAGCACCATCTGCCATATCGAACAGGGGGACCGCACCCCGTCGACGCGCCTGGCGAGCCGCCTGGCCACCGCCCTGGAGGAGCCGCCCGAGACGTTTGCCAGGGCCCTGATGGCCGAGCACTGGTGCGGCGACGTGCGCTGTCCCCAACTCACCAAACGTGCCCGGTCTCCCCTGCGGACGCTGAGTCTGCTCCTGGCGTGGCTGCCATGGCTCTAGGGAGGTGGGTATGCTGCACTGCACCATCTGCGGAGAACGCTTCCGGCCGCCGTGGGCGTCCCTCATGACGGAAGACGACGCGGTGTGCCAGCCGTGCTTCACGGCCAACCTCAGTGGCAACCCCCTGGAGGAGGAGCGCCCGCCACCCCTGCCGCTGCCGCTGACGCCCAGGCAGGTGGAGGCGATGCGGCGGGTGGCGGAGGCGTGGCAGAGGGAGCGGGAGGGCAGTTAGGTATGCAGGCTCCGTTCCCGTGGTACGGCGGCAAGACCAGGGCGGCGCCGCTCATCTGGCAGGCCCTGGGCAACGTCCAGAACTACTGCGAACCCTTTGCGGGGAGTCTGGCCGTGCTGCTCAACCGACCTCATGCGCCAGGCATCGAAACGGTCAATGACAAGGATGCGTTTGTCTGCAACATGTTTCGAGCGCTCCAGGCTGATCCAGCAGCGGTGGCGCACTGGTGTGATCGGCCCGTGAATGAGGCCGATCTCCACGCCATCCACACCTCTCTGGTGGCACGGCGGGAGACCTTCACGACGCGGCTCTTGGGTGATCCAGACTACTACGACGCGAAAATTGCCGGCTGGTGGTGTTGGGGCATCTGCTGTTGGATCGGCAGCGGATGGTGCAGCGGCAACGGCGCCTGGCAGAGCATCGACGGCCAGCTCGTCCACCTGGGGAGTGCCGGGCAGGGCGTGCATCGCCAGCTCGTCCACCTGGGGAGTGCCGGGCGGGGCGTGCATCGCAAGCTCGTCCACCTGGGGGGCGGAGATGGGCAGGTGGGCCAAGGTATCCACACGTTGCGTGCCCGTGATGGCGGCCTCTACGAGTGGTTTGCCGCGCTCCAGCAGCGCCTGCGCTACGTGCGCGTGTGCTGTGGCGACTGGACGCGGGTGCTCGGTCCCTCACCCACGACGAAACTGGGGCTCACGGGCATCATCTTTGACCCCCCCTACCCCACGGAGGCAGATCGGGAGATGGGCCTGTACCGTGAAGAGGACGGCCAGGTCGCGCATGCCGTCGAGCACTGGTGCGCGGCGCATGGGCATGATCCACAGCTACGCATTGTCCTCTGTGGCTACGGGACGTCGCATGACACACTGCTCGCCAAGGGCTGGACGCGGGTGGCGTGGAAAAACAACGGTGGCTACGGCAACCAGGGGAATGGGCGGGGGCGGGCCAATGCGCAGCGCGAGGTGCTGTGGTGCTCGCCACACTGCCAGGCCATAACGCAGCAACTCGGGTTATTTGGGGAGGAGACGCTATGACCCACACACACCAGTTTCGCCCCCTCTGGCTGCTGCTCACGAGCCCCGCCGACCTGGAGGGCTGGCAAACGGTCGTCTTTGAGGGCCGCTGCCAGGTGTGCGGCCTGGTCGCCACGCTCGCCGGCGAGCAGCACCCGGGCCGGGCGCAGAGTCGGCTGAGAGAGGCGGGGCCCTAGGCCCCCAGCGAGATTTGGCACGGCGGGCTATGGCTCGGCATGGCACCGTCCGGTCAGGCCGGGTTGGGTCAGGCGCGGGATGTTGACGTCCTCCCCGGCATAAATGCCGAGGATTCCTGAGACCAGGGTACAACGTCCTGTACCGGGAGAGATGCTGTCTCCCTTATTTGCTGACGGG